CGCGCCCGCCGTCGCCGCGCCCGCCAGCGGCCCCGCGACCATCGACGCGCCGCCCCCGACCACAGGGGCCACGCTCGCCCCGACATTATCGCCGACCGCAGCACCCACCCGCCGCGCCATGTCGAGCGGCTGCTTCCAGTCGCCGCCGCCGACCGTGGGCACGACCAGATGCTTGTTGCCTTTCAGGTCGATCCAGGCCGGGTTGCCCTCGTTGTCGAGGAAGAAGCGATCCTCGGGAATGCCCATGTCGCGCGAGTAGATGCGGAACTGCTTGCGCATGTTCTCCGGGCTGGTTTCCGGGACCAGACTGGCCTTCATCGTGGTCAGGAAGCCCGCGTCGCCGCCGAAGTTGTCCGCCCCCGGATCAGTCGGGTTGTAGGAAACGCTGTCGGGCGGCTGCTGGCGCAGCTCCTGGCTCGGCGGCCATGCGGGCTGGCGCGGCACGCCAATCTCGGCGCTCGGGACCTGGAGCTCGGGCATCGCCGTGCCGAACCGCATCGGGTCGGCTTGCGGCGTTGCGGGCTGGTCGAAGCGGTCGATGAACTGCGGCGTAGCCTGTGGGCTAGCCTGCGGCGTGACCAGAGCGCCCGCCGCCGAAGCGCCGGGAAGCTTGGCCGCCGGGTTGTCGAAGCGGTCGATGTACTCAGCGGCCATTCGTCGCGGCCTCCCAGGCTTGCCGGATCTGATCCAGCGTCGCGTTCGGGTTCTGCGCGAAGTATTCCGTGGCGAAGCTTGCCAGGGTGCCGACCGCCTTGCCCGCATTGGCCGCCTGCCCCGCCGTGTCCGGCTTGGTCATCTTGCCGCCGTACTTCTCGGCCCAGATCCGCCTGATCGTGCCCTGGTCCATGCCGGGATTGTCTTCCTGCATGGCGCGCTCGAACTCGTTATAGAACACCGGGCGGTTGCTCTCGGGGTTGGTCCCGACCAGCGGCTGGTCGGCGGTGTGCTGCCGCCACGCCGCCCCGGCCCCGTTGAAGCTGCCCGTCGAAGCCTTGTACTGCTCATAGAAGGCAAGCCGGTCCACGTTGCGCTGAGCGAGTGCTGCGGCCGTGCCCATCAGGAAGTCTGTCGCCTCGGGCGTGTTGCCCAGGCTCGCCATCGTGGCCTGGATGCGCGCCGCGTCCTGGTCGGTCTGCGGCCCCTTCTGCTCGGCCAGCTTGGCGAGCACCAGATTGTTCATGACGCCCGTGAACGCTTCGGCGCTGCTGGCCTGCCCCAGGCCGAACTGCTCCAGCACCTTGCGGTCGAAGCCCAGGCTCTCGGCCACTGCCCCGACCTTGGCGAACAGCGGCGCGGTCGAGCCGGTCACCACGGGGATCTTGCGCGCGATCTCAAGCTGGCGGAGCTGGTTTTCCGCAGCCATTCCGGCCCCGCGAACGTCAGCGTATTCCTTGACCAGCTCCTTGCCGAACTCCCTATCCTCCTCCTTCTCGGCGGTGCCCATGTTGACGGTGGTGGCCCCCGCAGGCATCGAGGATTGCCGGACATAGGCGATGTACTCGGGGCTACCCGGCCGGTAGCCCATTGCTACGGCGTTGCGATGCTGGTTGGTCGGCTCGTCCTTCTGGAAGGTCTGCGCCGCCTGCGCCTTGGCGATCTCGTCCATCAGGGACGGATTGCCGCGCACCGCCGCCGCCAGTGCCGGGTTGATGCTCTGGATCTGGTCGGCATAGGCGTTCGCGGCCTGCATCTGGCGCGCGGTGGTGGCCTGCTTGGTCCGGTAGTCGTCAACCTTCATCAGGTTGCCCAGCTCGCCGACCTGCTCGGCGCGGTCATCCTTCTGCTGCTGCTGGAAGGCGGCCGAGCCCCTGGTCAACCCAGAGCCAAGGGAGCCCAGCAGCTCGCCGATGCCGACCTTGCGGCCCCGCTCCCCGGCCAGCGGCAGCACCGCGCCGAGCGCGCCCTGCATCATCATGCCGCCCGCGCCCATCCGGTTAGAGCGGTCCACCGGCTGGCTGAGCTGGTCAATCAGCGTGTCGATCCGGCCGCCTTGCGCGTTGGAAGTATTGCCGCCACCCCCTTGCGCGTTCGCGCTGCCAATACTCGGGCCGGGCGGCTGGCTGCGGGTCTGCCCGGCGTTGAACAGGTTGCCCAGGCCGTCGTAAAAATTGTTCTCGTCGTCAACCTCCAGCAGGCCGGTCAGCGACTGGCCCGGTCGGGCCGCCCCGAACACCGCCCCCATGCCCGAAGTCTGCCCCGGCTGCGGTCGTCTCAATCCCGGCACCATATCGCCCCCCTGCCCGCCATTTGTGGAAATCCCAAGTGCGGCGTTCACTTTCGGCAAATAGGCCGCCGTCTCGGCTGGCACCGTCGCGGTGCCGTTGCGGACCCGCATCGCCCGCCCAGGCCCCATGTTGTACGCCTGGGTCGCCTCGTCCCAGTTCTGGAACTGCTCGAACATTTCGCCGAGATACGCGGTCCCGGCCATGATATTGTTTCGAGGGTCAAAACGATCCGGCCCGAGGGCGTGACGCCGCGCCAGATCCGTATAGGTGCCCGGCATCACCTGCATGAGCCCGGCCGCGCCCTTGGGCGAGCGCGAAGCGGGGTTGCCGCTGCTCTCCACCTGCATGACGGCGCGGATGCGTTCTTCCGGCACCCCGAAGCGCCTCGACGCTTCGGCGATGATCGGATCGTAGCGATTGCCCATCACCATCCGAGCAGCCCCGATCCCTGACGCCCGCGCCAGATGTAATCCGCGATGAGGTTCTGAGCCGGGTCCTTCCAGGCGGCGCGGTTATCCCCCTGGCCCTGCCCGGCCAGCGGCACGATCTGGCCTGCCGGGTTGAGGGTGAAGCCGGGCGGCGGCGCTTGCCCGATGGTCTCTGCGGCCGGGGTCTCGCCCCCTCTCAGCCTCAGCTTGGCGTCGATGGCGTTGAGGTCGTGGCTCTGCTGCTGGCCGGTGCTGTTCATGGCCCCCCGCTCGCTCATCTCGGCGGCGCTGGCGGCCTGCGTCGCGGGCGAGGACGCCCGGCCCATCGCAGCCCCCAGGCCCATCATGGCGCTCATCGGCTGGCCGGTCAGGAAGCCCGCCATCGTGCCCATGATGCCCGGCCCAACAGCGCTCGGCGCGCCGTAGCGACCCGGCGCGCGGACGCTCGGCTTGAAATACTCCTGGAACAGCCGCCCCCAGGTGTCGCGCGGGCTGTACTGCCGCATGCTCATGCCCTCGGGCATGAAGGAGGGGGCCGCCAGCAGGCTCTCAATCGCGGGCTGCTTCATCGGGTCGTAGGCGCGGAACCCCAGCCGGTCATTGCCGCCCGACGTGTCGCCCATCGTGTCGCCGTTCTTGCTGTCGCCCGGCCCGCCGACGCTGCCAACGCTGTCGTTGCCCTCAGACCCCGACATGCCGCCGCCCGAATACTCCAGCAGGCCGGATGCCGGGTTGCGCGTGCCCGAGCCGCCGCTGCGCCTCAGTAACGCCGCCTCGGCCGGGACAAGCTTGGTTACCCGGTCGTCGCCGCGCCTGCCCGCCTCGGCTAGCAGGCCCTTGGTCACCACCGCGCCGTGCGCTTCGGGCATCAGGCGGCCAAGCAGCCGGTCCTCGGCCGGGTTGATGTGCGCGGGATCGCCCGCGTGTTTCAGGACTGCCGCGTCTTCGGCGTCGCGCCGCGTCGGCCGTGATTTCTTGAGCCTGCCCGCCATCAGCCGAAGATCCCGTTCTCATAGAAGCCGAGCGAGGACCCGCCGCCGCCGCCGAACAGGCCGGAGATCGCGTCGTAACCGGCTTTCGCGCCGCTGATGAGTTGGGGCGCGTTGTAGAGCGCGGAGCCGACCCCCAGGCCGCCCGCGAGCACGTTGGCCATGGTGTTGCTGCTGCCCCCCGGCGCGATCTGCTGAGTGCCCGAGCTGTACCCGTTCAGCCCGCCCTGGAGGATGCCGAGCTGGGTCATCGGGTAATTTTGTTGCCTCGCCCACTCGTTGTAGTTCATGTCCAGGGCCTGCTGCTGCGCCGCCGTGTGGGCGTTCCCGGCCGCCATCTGCGCGTTGGCCGCGCTGATCTGCCGCTGCTGCTGATCCATGCCCATGCCGCTCAGGGCGTTGGCGGCCGACAGCCGCGTGTTGGCGGCGTTCTGGGCGGCAGACTGGTTCGCCAGCCCGGCGCGCAGGTTCAGATCGCTGTTGAACTGACCGGCCGCGTTGACCGCCGCCGCCTGCCCCGCCGAGGCGGTGTTGTGGGCGGCTGCCGTCTGCTCGTTCGCGCGCTGCTGGTTGGTCGCGTTGTATTGCAGCATGTTGTTGGCCGCCTCGGCCTGCGCCCGGCTCTGGGCGTTCTGAAGCTGGCTGTTCTGGAGCGCGGCGTTCTGCTGGTTGGTCGCGTTGTACTGGGCCATCTGGTTGGCCATCTGGGCTTGGCTCTCGGACGCCGCGTTGTGAGCCTGGGCCGTCTGGCTGTTGGCGGTCTGCTGAAGCTGTGCCTGGAGCGCCGAACGGTCGTTCAGGGCCGCTTGGTTCGCGAGGTTGGTGTTCTGCTGGTAACCGCTCGTCACTTGGTTGGCCTGCTGCTGCAACTGCGCTTGCAGGGCCGAGCGGTCGTTCGTCGCAGCCATGTTCCGGCTTGCCGCGTCCTGCGCCAGATTGCTGTTCTGGAGATTGGCGGCTTGGCTGTAGCCGCTGTTGGTGACGGCGGCCTGCTGCCTCAGCCCGGCGTCGTACTCGGCGCGGCTGTTCAGGGCCGCTTGGTTCCTCGCTCCGGCGTCCTGGGCGTAGCCGCTCGACACGCGGTTGGCTTCCTGCGCCAGCCCGGCGTTGTATTGGTTCTGGCTGTTCGCAGCCCCGGCATTCCACTGGCTGGCGGTCTGGTTCTGCCCGGCATTGAATTGCGACTGAGCGTTGCCCGCCAGCATGTTCTGAAGCCCGGCCTGTTGGGCGTTCGAGGTGTTCAGGTTTCCGACATTCCAGTCCTGGCTCTGGTTCGCCAACTGGGCGTTCAAAGCCCGCTGCTGGTCGGTTTGGATTGCAGCCTGAGCTTGCGCGAAGTTTGTATTATTCAACCCTGCGATGGTCTGCGCCGCCGTGTCCAGGTAGGCCCGGTTGTTCTCGGCGTTGGCAACCGCCTGCCTGCTGCCCCCGAACGCCCCCGCCTTGGCGGCCTGCGCATTGGTCGCTTGGTTGAGCAGATCGTTCCGCCGCCCAAGCTGCTGCATCGAGGCATCAATGACGCTGGACGTGTACGGGTTGAGGTATGCCTGAAGATTGGCGTCCGTGAAGTTCTGGCTCGCCACGTTGCGCACGTCGCCGCGCCCCAGTTGGGCGGCCTGCATCTGGCCAGCAGGTCCCGCCAGATATGCCTGCATCTGTGCCGCTGGCCCGGCATTGGCCGCCGCCATTTTCGCCGCCGCCATCTGCGCTGCCGGGCCAGCCTGCTGCGCCTGCATCTGGGCGGCCTGCATCTGGGCGGCGTTCATCGTGCTGGCGGGTCCGGCGTTGGCCGCCTGCATCGCCGCCGCCTGGGCCTGGGCCGCCGCTCCGGCCTGCGCGGCCTGGGTGTTGGTGACCTGCTGGAGGTGTGCCGGTCCCGCGCTGGCGGCGTTCGCCCCGTAAAACGCGGGGAGGTGCGCGTTCCCGGCCGAAGCGGCCTGCGTGTTGGTGACGGCCTGAAGGGTGGGCGTGTAGCCGCCCGCCTGAACTTGGCTCCCCTGGAACGCCGCCGCGTTCTGGGCGGCGGTCTGCCCGGCCTGCATGGCCCCCAGCCCGGCTTGCCCCGCACCCATCGCCGTGTCAAAGCCGGTCATCTGGCCGTCGTTCCACCCGGCCAACATGTTGCCGTTGTACTGCTGGTACGGCTTGTTGGCGATGCCTTGAGCAAATTGCCAGTTGCTTTTGGCGGCGTCGGCGGCCCAGCCGGTCGGGGCGGTCGTGGTGGTCTGTAATGCCATGTCTATCTCCGCGATCCGGTCTGTATCATGTCGAGCCTGAGCGCCCCCAGCCTCCAGAATGACGGTGCGCTGGCGCTGTCGATGCGCAGCGCCATCTGCCGCGCCGTCGTCCGCAGATCCACGCGCTCGGTGGTCGGCAGGACCGCATACGGTCCATGCTCCGTCTCCGCCCCGGCTGGCCACTGTCGGCCCCGCAGCGTGATGGTGAGCCCGCCCGCCATGTCCTCGAAATCCGGCACGACACGCAGGACCGCCATGAGCTGGTCACCGTCGCCGATATCCGATGGCGCGCTTTCCAGATAGGCGGTGATCGCGCCGCCATCGGCCGAATTCAGGCGCTCGTGGAAGTACAGGTAGCCGCTGGTGTCCGTCGCCAGCGGGTGCTGCCACACCCCGGCGTCCACCCAGGCCGTCCGGTCCCAGGTCCCGACGCTCCAATGGTTCTCGGCGTAATTGTATATGACATACCGCGAGCATTCGTTGCCGTCGCGCTGGTCGGGGTAGAACCACCACACTTCGCTATTGGCCGAATTGCCGCCCGCATAAACCTTGTCGCTCTGCACCCAGGACAGGTTATCCATGACGTACCGCTTCACCGGGCACGGGATGATCTGCGGCGCGCCCCCCGAGAACGTGAAGAACTCGCCACTGGAGGAAAGCCAGTAGGCCGCGCCGTTGACTTCCACGGCCGCGTTGGCCCCGATCAGGCCGCAGCCCTGCCCCAGCAGCTCGGCTCCATAGACCAGTAGAGGATCGCCCAGGTAGGTCAGGCTGTACAAACTGGTATCGGTCCAGACCAGATTGGTTTTCCGGGATGCCAGTCCTTTCACGATCCGGCCGCCCTGGCTCAGGATCAGATCGCCGCTCTGGTTGGTGGCGCTCGGCGTCCAGTTGGTGTTGTCCTCCTGGTCGCTCCAGCGCAACAGCATCGGGTTGTAGGTCGAGCCGCCGAACTCAGTCGCCCCGCCGCACATCACGATCCTCTCGGCGGTCACCCACATGCACCCGATCTCATCCGGCGCGTTGGTGATCTCGGCGGCGGGCGTGGCGGTGTTGCCTGTCCATTCGTACAGGGTGCCGCCCCTCGGGCTCGCCAACAGATACTCGCCCCAGTTGGCGAGGCTCCAGGTGCGCGGGAAATAATCGCCGGTCGAAGGCGAGCCATAAGTGCCGACGCCATAAGCCCCGGTGCCGTAGCCGCTGCCGCCCGTGCCATCAGCCAGCCCCGCCGCCAGCCCGACAGGGCTGATGTCGGACAAGGCCCCGCCATAGAAGACCCACAAGGCCGAATGCGTCCCGATCCCGACGCGCGGCGCGCCGTCGTTGCCCGCCCAGGCGTGCAGGCCCCGGCACAGGCCGGTGAACTGCTGGATGCTGGCGCGCTCCCAGCCGCCGATGGTCTGCGCTTGGCCCTGCCGGAACCGCACCTTGTCGGCATCGACGAACCCGCCTTCCGCCGCTAAAGGGGCATCATCTTTCACGATGCCCGGCCGGAATGTCACTTTGGTCAGCGTCATGTCGTGTAGTCCACCCACGCCATGCCGCGCCACTTTGTCCCGCCGTCACGGGTGACGAACCGGAAAAGATGCGTCTTGCCCGTCGTTAGCGTCGGCGTCGTGCCCGCAGGCCAGGAGACCGACGCGGGCCATGTGATCGCGCCGCTGGTGTGCGTCACCTCCAAAGTGAACTCGAACGCCCCCGTCGTCGGCGGAGCGGAGAACACGAAGGCCGACGCGCCGCTGATCGTCCTGGTGAAGTACTGCCCCAGGCTCAGGTCCAGCGTGCTGGTCGAGGCCGCCACCACATCCGACACCAGCCGCCCGGCAAGGCGCGCCGTCCCGGCGAGGATCGGCGACGCCGACCCGTTTCCGGCCTCCACCTCGCCCGCCCACGGCAGGAACCCGCTCGGCGGCGCGTAACTGAACTCATGCCGGGCGAGCCGGATGGTGTTCGAGCCTCCAGCGCCGTAGGTGTTGGCCGCAGGGTAGACGGTCCCGGTAACGCCGGTCGCTCCCGCATTGGTGCCAGCGGCCGGATCCCCCGACGCGAACCATGACCCGTTGCGCGAGGCCCAGAGCTTGCCGGTATCAAGGTCCACGGCGATGCCGTAAACGTCGCCCAAAGCCGGGGTGAAGCTCACCGCCGTCTGATTGACGCCCGACGCCCAGATGCCGTCCGTCGCGTTGACCAGACCCCAGGTGCTGGCCCCCGTGCCGATCTGCGTTGTCAGGACGGACGTGGACGTGTTGCTGGTGACGCCCCAGCCCGCCAGACTGAGGCCGCCGTCCAGCCGGAACTCGACATACCATTTGCCGGAGGATCGGCCGATGCCCGCGCGCGCGCCCCGGACCCCCGAGGCGTGGCTGCTGGTATAGGTGCGGCCCTGGTTGGATAGGGTCACGTCGGTTGGGCTGTATACCGTGAAACCGGCATTCTGCCCGGTGACGGTATCGGTGATCGTGACAACGCCGGTCAGCCCGTTGATCGAGGCTACCGGCCCGCCCGCAACGCTGGCGGCGCTGGCCGCCGCTGATGTCGCGGAGGTGGCGGCGCTGGTTGCGGAGGTGGCCGCAGCCGTTGCTGAAGTGGCCGCACTGCTCGCCGACGTGGCGGCGGCGCTTGCCGAGGCTGCCGCCCCGCTCGCGTTCACAGAGCTGGCCGCCGCATCGACATAGGTTTTCGTGGTCGCGTCGGTGCCAAGGGTGGGCGTCCCCAGGCCGGTGATCTTCTGGCTGTTCATGTCCAGCGAAGACGCCGCCAGCGGCAGGTGATCGAGCCGAGGCGTCGCGCGGTACACGTCGGTGGCGTCGCAATAGACCTGCTGCGGGCCGGGCCGGAGCGCGTAGCCGCTTCCCGCCGCCGTCTTGATCGTCAGGCTGTAGGCCCCCTGTGTCGTGTTGTTGACGATCAGGTACAACTTTTCAACGTTCGGGACCGTGACGGTGGAATTGGCGCTCAGAGTGCCGCTCAGGACCAGCGCCGCCTTCCTGGCCTCGTCCGTCGCGTAGTTGGTGCTGGTCAGCGTCGTTGACGCGCCGCTGATCGTGACGGCCTGGACGCCCGCGATAGCCTCGTCCAGCCGCTCCAGCGCGTCGTTCAGCCGGGACTGCCCCCAGGTGTTGAGGTTTTCGCCGAGCGCCTGCTTCTCCAGGCGTAGCCTTGTGCTAGGTGTCGATACCATGCCGTCCTCAATCGATCACTGTGGAATTGGGACGCAGCCAATCGGTGCCGTCCGAGTAAGCCGGGACCGCTCCCCCCGTCGCGTCCGGCACCCAGATCCAGCAGGACGCCCAGCGCGCCGCGTCGGGAAGGTCGGCCTTCGGGAAGGACGCCATGGCGACAGGAAAGCCCCGGCCGCTCGTGCGCAGTTCGCGCGACACATCGTCAGCGAAGCGTTGCGCCCAGGCGGGCGCGTCTCGGGAAATCGTGATCGCCATCAGAGGTTGTTATCCGCGCGTGACAACTCGAACCAGTTGACCCCATCGCTGATCAGCACGAGCCGGTCGTCCGTGTGGCTGAGCGTGAAATCGCCCGCCAGCCGCAGGTTGCCGGTGCCGTCCTTGGCCACAACGTCGCGCGTGCTGCTCACCGCGCGCAGGATCAGGACCATCCCGGCCGTGCCGCCGTTGATGGTGTCCAGATCATCGGTTGCCGCCGCCGCCTCGGTGTCGATGGCGTGGATGCCGTTGGTCACCGTGACGGCCCCGGTCGCGATGGTCAGCGTCGCCCCGGCGGTCGTGACGAAGCGCGCCGCCGTCACCGTCCCGGTGGCGGTCACCGTTGAGCCGCCCAAGTTGCCGGTGACGTTGCCCGTCAGCGCGCCGCTGAAGGTTGGGGCAGTGGCCGTCCCGGTGAAGGTGGGCGAGGCAAGCGGAGCCCGGCTGTCCAATAACGTCCGGTCAGCGCCTGCCGCCAAGGTGGTGGCGCTGGAAGCGGTGCCGGTCAATGCGGCGGTGATGGTCCCGGCGCTGAAATTCCCCGAGGCGTCGCGCGCCACGATCTTGCTCGCCACATTGGCGCTATCAGCATCGACTGCCCAGGTCGTCGCCGCCGATCCTGTGAAATTGCTGCCCGTCAGGTAAGCGCCGCGTGTCAGCGTGTTGGGGGTGTTGGCCGTCACCGTAATACTGAGCGAGCCGTTGAAGGCTACGCCGTTGATCAGGCGCGAGGTCTGCAACGTCGTCGCCGTGCTGGCATTGCCGGTCAGATTGCCGGTAACAGTTCCGGTCAGCGGCCCCGAGAACGCCCCGGCCGTCGCGGTTCCGGCGACGTTGAGCGTGGGCGCGGTCACCGTGCCGGTAAAGGTGGGTGAGGCAAGCGGAGCCTTGGCGTCCAGGCTGGTTTGCAGGCTGGCGACGGTCGCTATCGCCTGGGTGCCGGTGTGGTTGGCGCGCGCCAGCAGATAGGCGTCGGTGCTGTTCTGGCTGGCGAGGACCGCGAACAGGTCGCTTAAGTGGCTCGACAGGCTATCCCACGGGTTGGGCGACAGCGCGTCGTGCGTCACGTAGACCCAGCGGACATACTTGGCCAGCGTGCGCACGTCGGCGACGGTCATCGTCGCCTGCCCGTAGATCAGGGCGGCGCGCAGGGCCGTCGTGTAGTCGGTATGGCCGCCGACGAAGTTGCCGCGCAGATCGCTCTCGGTCGGCCACGTGCCGCTTTCGACGGTCACGATGATGTCGGCCGTGCGCGTCGCGAAGTAACCGCCTTGCTGGTTGGTGCCGGGATTGGCGATGACGGGGGCGAGGCCGCGCGCGTGGCAGTAACTGGTATACCGCTCGTACAGCAGCACGTTGGCGTTGCCGACGCCCAGGTCATAAGTTTGCTCGTCGAAGAAAATCGTGTCGATCCGGGGGCTGGGGTACAGCGTCAGCCACAGGTCCACGTCGGCCTGAACGGCACTCTCCGCCCGCGCGCCGTAGTCGGTGCTCACGTAGCCCGCCACCTTCGCCCCGGCCGCCTGGAGGACCCGGATGAAGGCAGTGTAATTGCCATCGGTCACGACACCCGGCCCGTTGCCGGCATTGATGATGACGATAACGGGGACCTGCCCGCGATACTGCCGGACCAACCCCAACAAACTCGCTACGGTCGCATCGCTGTAGGGATTGTTCGGGTAGAAATAATACGGGATCATGATGCCGGTCTGACCGAGCGGCACCCAGCTATCAGCCAGCGCGCTGCCGACCGTCCGGCCGCCGACCAGCGACTTATCGAACCAGTTCGGCGTCACCAATGGTCCGCGCTCCGGATAACCAATGGTCCGGGGTACTCCGCCGCGTCGTCCGCGCCCTGGAGCGCGCCGAGCGCTTGATCGTACAGCGCGCCCCAGGTTTGCATGCGGGCATCGTCCAGCAAGTAGGGGCTGGCCTGGAGCAAGCTGCCGTAGAGATAGACGCCGGGCGAGGCGGCCAGCACATGGTTGCTGGTGTTGCTGTCGGACAAGGCCGGGATGCGGGCGTAGTAGCGCAGGGCTACGGTTCCGCTAGCCTGGGTGGGGGAAACCACAAGAGTGTTGCCGTCGATACTGAACCAGCGGGCATCCCCGCCGCGATAGGCATTCGAGAACTGCGCCGTCTCGGCATCGGCGGCGAAACTGAGGTGCCCGTAATTCGCCAGCTCGACGGATCGCACCGCCAAGCAGTCCTCCGGCAGCGCGCCGCCCGAAGCATCCACCAACGCCGTCGTCAGCATCGCCCGCAGCCGAAGCTTGGCGTTCATGTCGGCCTCGGCCAAGCTCACGAAATCCGGGATCGCGGCGGTCAGGTCGTCCCGCATCAGCCAGGACGCGATGCTGGCCTGGAGGTTCGCATAGGTGTCCAGGCTCATGATGTGATGCTCTGCAGGGTGCTGTCGGCGAGACGGGCGTTGAAGTATTTGACGCGGCGAACGTGGCCTGAAAACTGGCGTCCCGCCGTCAAATCCGCCCGGTTGCCGATGTGCAGCCGGTCCACGGCTGGTATCGTCACGCTGGCATCGGTCGCCACCGTCCCGCCGTTCAGGCAACCGGCGCTGTCGTTGGCCGCATATGCCCCGGCCATCTTCGACGGCAACGTGCCAGCACCACCGCCCGAGACGAAGACCGGCCCCTGCGGCACACCCCCCGTAGCGATGGCCAACTGGTCGCCGGTTGACCAGACAAACTCGATTGTGTTGTTCGCCGTGCCGTCACCGAATGACAGCGTGCGCGGGAATGTCGCCGCCACGGTTCCGAGCCGCTGATACTCCGCGAACAGCGTCCCGGCGCTGGCGTTGAACCACGACCCCAGCGGATTGATCGTCGCCACGTCGGCGGCGCGGGTGGCGACAGCCGTGGTGGTCAAGATCGGGCTGGTGGCGAACGACCCGGCCTCAAGCTGCGCGTACCCCATCAGCCATGTGTCGGCAACGGCCATGGTCCCGGAGCCGTCCGCTGTTGCCGGGGCCACAGCAATGGTGACGCTCGTCACGGTCGTTGTGAAGGTCGCCCCGATCCGCCACCAGCCGCCGCCGAGGCTGACCGGGGTCGCCCCCGCGAAGGCTGTCATTTCCGAAGAGGCGGCGGTGACCGTGCCAAGCGCCCCGGTGCTGACATTCACCCATACGTTAAAGGTGTTTACCCCAGCCACGAAGCGCAGCCGGACCCAGGTAAAGCTTGAGCCTTCGCGCTTGAAACAGATGCTGAAGCTGTACGCCGTCGCCGCGCTGACTGTCGCGGTGATGCTGGGGGTCGCGTTGCCGGTTGCCGTCGCGACGAAGCGGCTGGCCGATGTCGTGCCGTCCAGGCCGGTCGCCGCGCTCAGCGTTCGCGTCGCCGCTGTTATCGTCCAGTCGCTCAAGGTCACGCTGTTCAAAAGCAAATTGGTCCGCGCCTCCTCGATCAGAAGCCCCAAGGGCGAGCCTGCGGCCGAGTAATCGAAGCGCGGCGCGGAATTGGCGGCCGTGGTCGTGGCCGAGTAGTTCGAGAGGGTGCCGGTTTCGACTTGCGCGCCCCAAATCAGGATGCCGTTACCGGCCACGCCGTCATAATTGATGGTGCCGCCGACAGCCGGGAAAATCTGCGCCCCCGCCGTCGTGGTGCTGGTCGCGGTGTAGCTGGCCGAACAGCGCCACCAGCCGTTGGCGAGTTGGGTGGCGCTGGACGCCGCCACGCTCCCGAAGCTCTGCATGGTCCCGGCGTTCAGGTCAAAGGTGACGTTGCCCGCCGCGAAGCCGCTGGCGAACCGCAAGTTGACTTGGCTCCGCTCCGCCGCCTTGGCGTAAACCGAAATCGTGTAGGTGGTCCCGCTGATGATGCTGATGTTCTGCGCGACGGAATGGTTGGTCAGCGTGTCGGTCTGTTCGGTCAGCTTGTCGGCGGTGGTATTGCCGTCCGGTGCCGTGCCCGCGTTCGCCGTGATGCCGGACCGCACGCGCGGCCACGCCGCGTTGCTGAAATCTTCCGAGTAGGTCAGCAGGTTATAACCCTGCGTCCGCAGCACCCCCGCGCTGTCGGTGTAGGTCCCCGAACTGGCGCGCGTGAAGGAGACGCGGCTGTCCAGGACGCCGTGCATCATCGACAGGTCCAGCGTCGGCGTCGGGGTGCCGATCATCGAGCGCGCCGCCCGCGCCGCCGCGTCGGACAGGCCGAGCCCCAGCATCAGCGGAGCCCGACCAGCAGTGTCGCGGTGGTGTTCGTCGCCAGCACCTGCATCGTCTTGACGGGGATGATGCTGCCCGCCTGAGCGCCTGAAAACGTTACGGTGGTGCCGTCCTCGGTCTTGACCGCGACGTTCCCGGCACCGCCGACCCAGAGGGCGACGGCGCGCTGCGTCGTGGCGTCGGAGGGCGTGATCGTGAAGGCGTCGCTGGTGATGCCCTGCCTATCAAGAGCCATGCTTAAAGCCTCCCAGGCGCTGTGCGCAGAAATGCGTATTCCGACGAATTGAGAAGCTGCCGGACCTTTGGCATGTGATCCGGGTTCAGCACGTCCACCCCTAACTCGTTGCGCCATTTTTCCACGATGGCGAAGGGGATCGAGGCGGCCCGGCGCATCTCGCGCGACGGCGTGTAGCCGTCGCCCGAGCTTGCCAGCGCCTTGTTCAACTCCAGCAGCGGCTCGACATCGGCCAAGCGATGGACGATCAGCGAGCCGTCGCTGTCCTCTTCAAGGCGCGTCCGGATCATGCCGCGTCGGTGCCTTCGGGCTTGGCGTTGCCGTCCGAAGCCCCGCCCTCGATGGTCCCGGCCTTGAGCTGAACCAGCAGTTCAGCTTCCTCGCGGCTCAGGGTCACCAGCTCGCCTTTTTTCAGCGGTCCGGTGCTGGCAAACGGCTCGTTGTCGGCGGTGACGCGAAAGCGCACCTCGCCCTCTTTCAGAGCCGGTCCCTGCTGCTCGGGGACTTCGCTCGGGGCCTCCGGCTTGACCGCGACGCCGCGCGGCAGCAGGGCGGCGTTGGCCACGGCCGGATCGACCACATCGAGCAGGACCTGCCCGCCCTCGCCGTCCGGCTTGGTGCCCGAGACGACAACATTCGGGTTGAGGCTGTGGGCCTCGTCCAGGCTGATCACGTCCAGGTCGGGCGTGGTGCCGGGGATCGGGGTCTTCGCCTTCTCCGGCTCGCGGGTCGGGCTGGGCGTGCCGGAGGTTTCGGCGGCCTGTTCCGCCTCCTCGACCGACTTGGCGGTTTCCTCAGCGAGGGACTTTTCGCCGGTCTCGTCTTGTCTCTTCTTAGCCATGATGCACTCTTCCCTGGGGGCTGGATTAGCTGAGGTCGAAGATGCCGCCGTGAGCGATCTCGGCCTTGGTGCGCAGCATGTACTCAACCGAGACCATGCGCTTGTCGCTGTGGCCGGTTTTCGCCAGCTCGACCTGCTTCATCTTCTGGTAGTAGGCGATCTCGACCTTGGACGGATCGACGATCAGGAGGTCACGGCTCCGCATCAGCCTGGACGGGATGATCTGAACCTCGCCGAAATCTCCGACATAGATATCGACCGCCGCGACGATCTTGCGGCTGTCCATCTCGCGGAAGGTGGTGGCGTTGCCGGTCCAGGCGGAGATGAGCTGCTTGTTGGCGCTGCCGACGAACACCAGGGTGGGATCGCCCCCGGCGTTCCAGGTCAGGGCCTGCACGGTCTTGAACAACGCTTCCGTCAGGGCGCGCTGGGTGCCATCGGTGGCGGCCGTGGTCGGGTAGCCGGTGGTGGTGCCGCTCAGCACCGGATTGACGCCGCCCGTGCCCCGACTGACGTTGGTGCGCAGGAAGGAGGCGAAGGAAGCCGAGACGCGCGCGGTGCTGGCCGAGCCGGGGTTGGCCGCCTTGTTGGAGAGCACCTGCTTCTCCATGTCGCGCTTCAGCTCCTGAACCTTGAGCGCGATCTGCTTGCTCATCCGGTTGAGGTCGCCCGCCTCGTCGGCGGCCTCGCGGGATGTGGAAACCTGCGCCACCTTATCAGATAGTTGCGCATAGTTGCTGAGACGCACGCCCTCGTTGTTAGGATCGGCTACAACGTCATTTCCTTCAACCTCCGCGTTAGTATCGCTCGCGGCTGCAAGGTCTACGGTCACCCATTCAGAGAATGTGCTACTTACGGTGCCCTTGCCGATGGCGGAAATAAAGGGCGTTTCCGTGGGCGCGATCAGTTCGGCAACTGAAGACAAATCTTCCTTGATCACAGTCGATTGATACCGCTGTGCAGTATTCGCTGGTACGGCCATAGTAATTATCCCAGTTCGATCAATCTGGCGACTGCATCGAGGTCCTTGCCCCCGGAGCGCCGGATCTGTTGCGTGATGGATTTGGTCTTGTCAGGGGACGGGCCGCCCGTGCCGGGCCGGACCATCCGGGGAGCGCTGGCCACGCGCCGCTCGACGGCGGGCCTGGATGCCTGGAGCTGGTCGTAGAGCATTGCCTTCTTCGCCATGACGATGGCTCGCGGGTCGGCCGCCTGCGCAATTTCCGCGTCGGCGTATCCGAGTGTCCGCAGATAGTCGGCGACTTGGCGCTGCTCCTTCTTCGCGACCTCGGGCTTCTTCCATTCGGGCATGCGCTCCAGGAGCTGTTCGCGAGCCGCTGCGAGGCTCTGGGCCTGCATCTGCTGCATCTGCTGCTGTGTGAGCTGTTCGGCGCGCTGGCGCTCGGCCAGGACGCCGCGCAACTGCTGTACCCGGCTCTCGTAAATCTCCTTATCCTGCATGTAACCGATGGGGTCGGTGTGCAGGCGGGAGGGTTCCGGGGGCGGGGGCAGTTGGGCCTGAAGGATGCTCGCCACTTGGTCGAGCTGCTGGCTGTAGTGCTGGCGCTCCGCCGCAATGCGCTGGTTCTCGGCTTCGACGGCTTGTCGAGTGGCCGCCAGTTCCATGGTTTTGCGGCTGTAGTCGGCTTCCCTGGAATAGCCCTTCAGCAGCTCCTCGCGAGTGACCTGGACGTTCTTGCCGCCGACTTTGACGGTGAACAGTTCGGTTTCGCTGGGGGCGTCTTCGGGCTCTTCCTGGTCGTCGTCTTCGTCGTCGGCGGGGTCGGTTTCCGGCCCCGGCTCCGGTTCCGGCAGGTCGTCGTCTTCCGGCTCCGGTTCGGGGTCGGGTTTTTGATCGCGGACGGGCTTGGGTGGCGGGGTCTCTTCCCGCTCCAGCATGGTCTCGATCATGGACACGGGGTCGCTCTCGCTCCCGGTTTCCGGGGTGGCGCTAACAAATCCGGTCATCTCTCAGATACTCAGGGGTTAGGGGGTGGCTGTGCCGGGTGCCCGCAGCTCGTCGAGCGCGGATCGGGCCATTAAGCCGTCGTTCAGGACGGTTTCGAGCTCGGCGCGGACCTCGGCCAGCGCCTGGATGTGGTGCCACAGCTTCTCGCGCAGATCGGGCGCGTCGGCCGGGGAGTTGCGCCACGCCAGCATGAAGCGGGTGTCCAAGGCTTCGAACGCGGCCACAAGCAGCGGGTCCTCGATCAGGGCGCGCGCGCGTTCGGCCGCCGCAATCGTGCGGCGCAGCTCCAGCTCGGTGTCGGTCATTCGGCGTCCTTGGGAAGCAGGCCGATGCCGAGCAGGCTCAACGCCGTGCCCCTGGCCTCGGGGCTTGGCCCCAGGGCGCGGTTCAGCAGGCCGCGCAGGGCGGGGCCGTCCTGCCAGTCGTCGGGGTCCTGCAGCAGGCGCATGTCGATCAGCCGGGGCTCGGGGATGGCTTGGCTGTGCTGGTAAGGGGCCATCTGGCGGCGCTCTTCGGGCGTCCAGTCCTGGCGGCGCTGCGCCTCGCGCGCCTCGTACTCGCCCATCGCGCGCTCATAGGTCTGGTGGGCGTGGAACTTGGCCCCGGAGGGCGTGTCGATCCAGCCCAGCTCTTCGGCCGCCTTCTCCATGCGCCGCGCCAGATCCCCGACCTCGGCCTGCCGGGTGAACATGTCGTGCAGGTCCTCGCCCTTCATGCGGCCGAAGCGCTTGGGGTTCTCCTGGATCTTGGCGGCCTTCCAGGCGTCGAAGGCAGCGCGGTACTCGTCCAGCGTGGCGAGGTGCTGTTTGCGCAGTTGATCGCGCTCGGCGCGACTGACGGCCAGGACGCCGGGGTGGGTGGGCGCCGCGCCGCCGCTGAACCCCTCGATGTCCTGAATGGGGTGCTGCAGCTCGTGGGCGACGACCTCGTTCCACTCGCTGGGCTCCAGCCGGGAATTAAGATGCATCACGTGGTTTTCGGGGTCGTAGCGGCCCCGCTTGTCGAGGGGCGCATCGAACCACTCGACCTTGAGCTTGCTCATCAGGTCGGGATAAGCGCGCCGCAGATCGGGGTGGTGGACGCGGACCTTGCTGGTCCTCGGGTCCACCTTCACGTCGAGCAGATGATCGGAAATCTCGTACTTCCACTCGCCGTCGAAGCCCTTCATCCAGCCGGTTGACTGGCGCACCGCCTCCGGGTCGGCCCCGCCCGCGATCAGGTTCTTGGCCTGCTGCAGCAGTTGCAGGTTGGCGGTCTTCGACTTGACCCCGCCGAAGATGCCCAACGCCCCCGCCGGGGCGGCCCCAGGGATCAGGTGGGGGTTGAGGCCGCCCGCCACGGCCCCCAGGCGCGAGCGGCCGCCGCTCTCGACGGTCGGCAGCAGGGG